TGTTATAGGATTGACAGGTCAAGCTGCAACCTCTTCTGTAGCAGCATTTGGTACCGCAACTGGCTTTGGAATTCAAGCATATCAAGCTGTTGACACAGGTTCAAATTCTTCGTATACAGATGTTGCAACTGGATCAAATACAAGTTATAGTGACGCTGCATAGGAGATAAATTATGGCATCAACATTTACAGGACTAGGAGTCGAACTTCAAGCAACTGGTGAAAACGCTGGTACATGGGGAACAAAAACTAATACAAATTTACAACTTATAGAACAAATATCTGGTGGATTTACACAACAATCTATAGCTGGTGGCGCACAAACAACTGCTTTATCGGTAAGTGATGGATCAACTGGTGCAACTCTTGCACACAGAATGATTGAGTTTACAGGAACAATTTCAGGAAATCAAATTGTAACCATACCAAATGATGTTCAAACATTTTACTTTTTAAGAAATTCAACTTCTGGCTCTCACACAGTTCAATTTAAATATGCTACAGGATCAGGAGATAGTTTTACTTTTACAGCCACTGATAAAGGCGATCAATTAGTATTTGCTTCTGCCAACGATGGTTCAAACCCTGACATTATTACTTTAGCTTTTGGTGCAGGAGATGTAACACTTACAGGGACAGAAACTTTAACAAACAAAACATTAACTAGCCCTAAAATAGGCACATCTATTTTAGATACTAATGGGGCTGAATTATTTAAATTAACAGCTACAAGTTCAGCAGTTAATGAACTTACATACGCTAACGCAGCTACTGGTAATAATCCTAGCTTTACAGCGTCTGGAGATGATACTAATATAAGCATTAATTTGGTGCCAAAAGGAACTGGAGAAGTTCAAGCAAATGGCAGTGGATTAGCAACAACAGGAAAAGCTATTGCAATGGCTTTAGTTTTCGGGTAATAATAAATCAGGAGAAATAAAATATGGCAGCACCAAATTTAGTAAACGTAGCAACGATAACAGCAAAATCTGTTCAAGCTACATTAAACACTACTTTAACAACTGAGATTCTTGCAAACGCTGGGTCTTCGGGTAAAGTATTTAAAATTAATAACATCATCGTAGCTAATATTGATGGTTCAAGTGCAGCAGATGCTTCCGTCTTTATAACTAAATCAGGCGGATCACCAATTGCAATCGCAAGCACTATATCTGTTCCTGCAGATGCCACTCTTATTGTTTGTGATAAAGATACTTCTCTTTATTTAGAAGAAGGAGACAACATAGAGGCAGGAGCTAGCGCAAACTCAGACTTGACTATTACTATAAATTACGAGGAATTAAGTTAAGGAGAATAATAGATGCCACGAGCGAATTACGGTATCATTGGACCCGTTCAAGATCCCACGAAAGGATCAGAATCAATTACTTCATTCAATTCACCAGGAACTCACAGCACAACCGGAAGCACTTTTGAATATTTAATTGTTGCTGGCGGGGGAGCAGCAGGAAATTCGACAGCAGGGGGCGGAGGAGCCGGAGGGATGATTACAGGAAATCAACCTACATCTCCAGGAGTCTCTTTAACTGTAACAGTTGGATCTGGAGGAACCACTGGGGCTCCAAGAGGAGGTAGCGGTGGAACATCAAGTATTACAGGATCAGGACCAATTTCATTAACCACAACTGGTGGAGGAGGTGGTGGAACGCGAAGTGTTTCAGGAAATCCCGGGGGATCGGGAGGAGGAGGCGGAGACGCGGCAACTACAGGGCCACCCGTTAGTGGAGGAAGCGGAACTCCAGGTCAAGGAAATAACGGAGCAGGAGGATCTAACGACCCCACAAGTAAACACGAGTATGCTGGTGGCGGAGGTGGAAAAGGATCTGCTGGAGGATCACCCTCGGCTCCTAACTTTGGTACTGGATCACCTTCAACTATTACAGGTTCGGATGTAACTTATGCAAACGGTGGAGCTGGAGATGACAGTGGGACAGGACTTCCATCTCAGAGACCTAATTCACCCCAAGTAGCTAACACAGGTTATGGCGGAGCTAACACTTTTGTACCAGGTGCTCCTGGACCAACTTTAGACCCAACTACTGTTAGGGAGGGGGGTGACGGTGTCGTTGTAATTAAAGAAGGAGCGTTTAGTAATGCCCCTGGAGTTTTTACAATGACTGATATTATTCAATTGATAAAAGCAGGTAAATTTTCATAATGGCTAGATATTTTGCTAAAATAGGTTTAGATAATATTGTTGAAGATATTATCGCTGGATCTGACATTGATACAGAAGTAATTATTTCTCAAAGACATGGTGGCACTTGGAAAGAGTATGATAAAGGTGCAAATGTCTCTTCTGGCAGAAGACCCGCACAAATCGGAGGAATTTTTGATACAAGCAAGGGAGACAGTGGAAATTTTATAGATCCAAAACCTTATGATTCATGGACGTTAAATGATACCACTTTGTCATGGGAAGCACCCGTAGCAGAGCCTACAGATAAAGATTTTGTTTACTACACTAGATGGAATGAAAACGATCAAAGATGGGAAGGACCAAGAATTCCTGATGGAAAAAATGGTGAAACATATCCAACAGAAGAATACTATTGGAACCCAACTACATCTACTTGGCAAGCTATATAATTTTAGTTTTAGAAAGGACTAATGAACAATAAATACACTTTTTGGTGGTACGAAAAAGCGTTCCCTAATTATATTTGTGATAAATTAATTTATTATTTTGAAAAACAAAAAGAAAGTTATAGAAAAGGAACTGTAGGAAAATTAGACAATAAAAGTGTAAACGATTTTTCAAAACAAGAAATGAAAGAATTATTAGACTATAGAAATTCTGATATTGCTTGGACAGAGGATCAATGGTTGTACAATATGTTATTTCCTTTTGTAAAAGATGCTAATCAAAAAGCTGGTTGGAATTATCAATACGATAGAGCAGAAAGTGTTCAGTTTACAAAATATGGTAAAAATGGTTTTTATGATTGGCACTGTGATTCTAATAAACAACCATATGGAGAAAAATCACACCCAAATGTTCAAGGTAAAGTTAGAAAACTTTCTATGAGTGTTTGTTTGTCAGACGAAAATGATTATGAGGGAGGTGATCTTACTTTTAAAATTTTATCTGATAAAAACAAAGGTCAAATTTGGCAGGCGACAGAAAAAAAATTAAGAAAAAAAGGTAGCGTGTGTGTTTTTCCATCTTATGTTTTTCATAAAGTATCACCTGTTACAAAAGGCAATCGTTTTTCTTTAGTAATGTGGACACTTGGAAATCCATGGCAATAAATAATTTTATTGGTGAGTATCAAATAAAAGACACATCTATATGTGATAAATTAATAACGTATTTTAAAAATAATATATCTCGTGCTTCTAAAGGTGGCTCTATGATAAATGGAGAGCTTGAAGTTGATGAAACAAATAAAGAATCTGTTGACTTAGGTATAGATAATTTAAACGATATAGACTATTATTTTAAATCGTTTAATCAAGACTGTTTAGATAAATACAAAAATAAATATGAGTTTTCAAACAGAACTGGTAGATACGCTATAAAAGAAGTGCCTAATATACAATATTATAAACCTGGTGGCGGATATAAAAACTGGCACTGTGAACGACTTAATTCTGATTATCCATTTAATAATAGACATTTAGTTTTTATGACTTACCTTAACACTATCGAAAATGCAGGGACTGAATTTTTTCATCAAGATTTAAAAGTAGATGCTGTAAAAGGAAAAACTTTAATTTGGCCAGCAGATTGGACTCACACTCATAGAGGAATTATTAATGATAAAAAAGAAAAATATATTTTTACAGGGTGGTTAAGTTTTTATTAATGAAGTTTATTGAATTAAATAAAGAAATATTTTTATGTCAAATGCCAGAAGAGATAGTGCAGGAGATAGAAGAATGGAAGATAGCTTGTGATAAAATTAAAAATCATAAATTAAGTTTTTTAAAAAGTCATGAAAATATTGGAACATTAACTAATGCATATCAATGTAGTGTACCGTATAATATTGTAAAAAATTCTTTTTGGTTGCCTTATTGTTTAAGAATGTCCTCTAATATATTTAAAGTTAAACATAGAGAACTTTCTATAAGAGAGTGGGTTGGCCATTTTGATGCCATGGATGTATGGATAAATTATTCTTATAAAGGTAATTACAATCCTAGACATACACACACTGGTTTTTTATCTGGTGTTATTTATCTACAAAATGAAGATTATACGCACTTTACAAATCTTGATTTTAAGTATAAAGGTAATAAAGGAGATATGATAATATTTCCATCTTCAACACCACATGAAGTTAAGAAACAAGAAAAAGATTATGAAAGGATAACATTCGCATTTAACGTATCAAGATATGTCTCATAAAATAATTAAAAATGTTTTAAGTAAAGAAATTTGTGATTTTTTACTTCCATATTACATTCTTAAAAAGAATGCTTTAGTAACGTATATTGATGAGCACAACGTATCACCTTTTGATAAATCTCATGGCACATTTGGAGACACACAATCTTCAAATAAAAGTTACTGTGCCTATTCAGATACAGCGGCTGAAACTATTTTGGCTTTATCACAATCAAAAATAGAAAAAGAATTAAATAAAAAATTAATACCCACCTATTCTTATATGAGAGTATATGAAAAAGGAGAGGTTTTAAAAAAACATCAGGATAGGTTTTCATGTCAACTATCAGGCACAATATTTATTGGTGGTGAAAAGTGGCCACTATATTTAGAAGTTGATGGTAAAACTATTGAAATAAATTTAGAACAAGGAGACATGTTAATTTACGAAGGAGCTAAGTATTCTCATTGGAGAGATGAATTAAAACAAAATACCTGCACTCAGGTTTTTATTCATTACATATACGACGATAATCCAGACAAAGATAAATTAAAATTTGATGGTCGAAAAACTTTAGGGGCTTTTAAATTTGGAATTGTTTAATGAAAATATTGTCTTGGCACTTTGGACATGATGGAAGTTTAACTTATTCTAATAACAACAAACTTATTTTTCATACACAGTTAGATAGATTTAATGGATATAAACATAATGCTATTATATCTAAATCTTTAATTAATAAGTTAAGTAATTTAAACGTTGATTTATTTATTATAACTTATGTTGTTCACAATTCATGGGTAGATAGAGCGATAGATTATTTAAAACATAGAAAAGTTATTAACAGTGACACTAGAATTAAAATAATAGGTAGAAATCATCACCATATATTTCATGCTTTTTGTGTGAAGTATTTAAGTAAATTTAAAGAAGGAGGTATATGGGTTTCGGATGGAAGCGGAGCTTTTGTTAAAGACAGGTATTTAGAAGCTGTGTCTGGTTATACTTTTTATAATAATAGTCTAAAAGAAAAATATAAATATTATTATGATACAAAAATACCAAACAAAGTTCCAGTTCAAGTTGGAATGATGTACAGTAAATTAGTGTGTAATTTTAAAATGAAACCACACTTTGATGAAAACAAAATTATGGCTTTTTCTGAATATGGAAAAGAAACAAAAAATATACAAACTTTTATTGATAAAGATAATAATTTTAAATTTTTAGATCCAAATTATAATGGCAACTTACCCATACCCAATGTGCGAGAACTTTATACAGATGATTTAGATGAGTTTGCTAAAGATGTAGCCTATCGAGTACAAAAAGATTTTGAGTACAAATACTATACAGACGTGAGAGAGTTTGTTCAAAAGAATAATATAAAGGATTTATGTTTATCAGGAGGCTGTTCTATGAATATATTAAATAATACATATCTAAAAAAAGAATTAAATGTAAACATATTTATAGATCCTTTATGTAATGATCAGGGCATATCTTTAGGTGCCAATGTATTAGCAAATATTGAAAATACAAACAAAGACTTAGAACCAGTTGATGACGTTTTTCTTGGATTA